CTCACCTTGCCAGAATGAGAGCACTAGCAGGTCTATTCTGTTTCGGTGAGAAGGACATCCTGATAATGTCATCTAATAGAGCTATGGCTATGAAGTCCTTTAACATCATGGCAGACATAATCGAGCGCAATGACTTCCTTCGAGTTCAGCTTAAAGATGGAGACATCAAGAAAGGCATCCGTAGAACTAACGGAGATGAGCGCATCATCCTTGCATCTGGAGCACAGTTAGAAGTAGCTGCTGCAACCTCCGACGGAAGTAGAGGCAGGACATGTGATTTCTTATGGATCGATGAGCTACGCGAGGTATCAGAGGCAGCGATGGACGCTGCTAAGTCTGTGACTTTAGCTCGTAAGAATAGCCAGCGTCTATTTACTAGCAATGCCGGAGATGCTTTTAGTAAAGTGCTTAATGATTTACATGATGCTTGCTTAAACAAACCGCCTAAGAGTTTAGGCTTCTATGAATATAGCGCACCTGACTTCTGTGATATCTGGGATCGTAAAGCGTGGGCAATGGCGAACCCTAGCCTTGGACATCTCATTACAGAGGAGGCAATCGAGGAGACGATTGGCTCATCAACGATGGAAGCAGCGCGAACCGAGCAACTCTGTCAGTGGATCTCCAGCCTGTCTTGTCCTTTCAGTACAGAGGTATTAGAGAACTCATCTGATAGCACTCTAGAGATGTCGGTAGGTGCTTATACAGTATTCGGGTTTGATGTCTCACCGAGTAGAAGAAACGGATCACTAGTTGCAGGGCAGTTGCTTCCAGATGGCAGAATCGGCATTGGCATTTTAGAGACTTACAGCTCGCAGGTTGCTATCGATGAATTAAAGATGGCTGCCAGTATTAAGTCATGGGTTGACATGTATAAACCTCGTCTAGTCTGCTTTGACAAATACGCCACACAAACAATCGCAGATCGTTTAGCCAATGCTGGAGTTATGGTTGAAGATGTCTCAGGGCAACAGTTCTACAAAGCCTGTGGAGACTTATTGGAAGGAATGACTAACCTGCGAGTAGTTCATAACGGGCAGAAGAATCTTATAGAGCAGTTCACAAACACAGCTGCTAAAACTAACGATAGCGCGTGGCGCATAATTAAAAGAAAGTCTGCCGGAGATATCTCTGCTCCTATTGGCTTAGCAATGGTAGTTTCCAAGTTGATGCTTCCAGCACCTAAGCCTCAGATATACATTTAGACACGCCCTAGCATATTGTCTAATTACTTGACAAATGCTATACTTTCTGACTATGGGTCTATTCCGCAAAACAGAAGCAACCACTCCTAATAAGACATCGCTTACAGCGCAATACGCCCCTACAATTATGGGCGAGAATCTTAACTCGCTATTTAACTATGTTATGCCTCGCGTTCAACGCAATGAGGCTATGTCAGTACCATCTGTAGCTCGATGCCGAAACTTACTCTCTGGAGTAATTGGCGGACTGCCTCTTAATTTATATCGTGTATCTACAGGTGAAGAATTAGGTAATCCAGTCTGGGTAGATCAGCCAGCAATCAATCAACCGCGATCAGTAACTATGGCGTGGACTGTTGATTCACTAATGATGTACGGCGTGGCTTACTGGCAAGTTACAGAATTATATGCAGAGGATGGACGCCCTTCTCGCTTTAAGTGGATCCCTAACGTCAAAGTTACATTTAATACTGATCTTTATGGTATGGAAATTACTCAATACTTTATCGATGCTGTTGCTGTACCAATGTCAGGTCTTGGATCTATTGTTACATTTCAAGCCTTTGATGAAGGTATCTTAGAACGCGGATCAGACACTATTAGAGCTGCTATCGATCTTCGTAAGGCAGCAGTTATTGCAGCCAGCACACCAATGCCTTCAGGAGTGCTTCGCAATAACGGAGCAGACCTAGATCCTAAAGAGGTTGCAGGATTACTAGCAGCATGGAAGAACGCTCGTCAAAATCGTGCGACTGCTTATTTAACAAGCACTCTTGAATATCAGCCAACATCATTCTCACCTAAAGACATGATGTATGACGAGGCGCAGCAATTCTTGGCAACTGAAATTGCTCGTCTATGCAACATCCCTGCTTACATGCTTTCTGCTGAAGCTAATAACTCAATGACTTATGCCAACGTCCTTGACGAAAGAAAACAATTTTATTCTCTATCACTGGCTCCTTATGTATGTGCAATAGAAGATCGTCTTTCAATGGATGATATTACTGCTCGCGGTAACGCAGTTAAGTTCGATGTAGATTCTTCATTCCTAGCAACAGAGCCAATGGAACGCTTGCTAGTAATTGAGAAGATGTTATCTCTTGGCTTGATTACAGTTGAGCAAGCAATGGAGATGGAAGATTTAACACCTAACGGCAGCGAAGGAATCGAATAATGGAAAATCAAGTAATCCACTTCTCATCTGGTCTTATTGCCAATGTAGAAGAACGCTTAATCTCAGGCAAGATTGTGCCAGCAGGTACAGGCGAAGTCGGTAACACTTCAGCAGGTAAGGTTGTCTTTGAAAAGGGTGCTATTGCACTTCCAGAGAATCCTAAGACTGTAAAATTATTAAATCAACATGACGCTCGCCAACCTTTAGGATCGGCTACGCAGTTCACCGAGCAAGAAGATGGCGTGTACGCGAGCTTTAAGATAAGTCGCAGCAACAGAGGTTCTGAGGCTCTAATCCTTGCAGAAGAAGGATTGCAATCCGGTCTGTCTGTAGGAGTAGAAGTAATTAAGTCAAAGCAGAAAGGCAATGTGATGTTTGTATCCGCTGCCAAGTTGCTAGAAGTTTCATTGGTAACAGAGCCAGCATTTAAGTCTGCTCAGGTTATCGATGTCGCTGCTGAGGAAAATCCAGAAGCAGTAGAAGAAATCCAACCAACAGAAAGCGAGACAGCTGTGGAGAATACTCCAGAGACAGTTGCAGCACCAGTAGAGGCAGCAGCAGTTGAAGCTGCTCGTCCTGTTGTTACTGCAACTACATTTGTGCGTGAGCGCATTGCACCAATTACATCAGCGCAGTACCTAGAAGCTAACATCAAGGCAGCAATGGGAGATGACGAAGCACGCCGCGTAGTTCGCGCAGCAGATGACTCAACATCTACAAACACTGGTCTTACACTTGCACCACACCTAAACACTTTCCTTACTGACACATTCACAGGACGCCCAGCGTTTGAAGCTGCAACTACAGCAGCACTTATGGCAGAAGGCATGAGCTTTACTGTCCCTCGTTTGTATGTTAACAATGCAACAGCTAACACTGCTCCAACAGTTGCAGACACTAACGAAGGTTCAGCACCATCTGAGACAGGCATGACAAGCGCGTACGATACTGTGGATGTTAATAAATTCTCAGGATTACAACGAGTAAGTTTTGAGCTCGTCGACCGCAGCCAGCCACAGTTCATGGAATTGATGATGATTGAACTTCGCAAGGCATACGAGAAGGCAACAGACGCAGCACTTATCGCAGCGTTCACTGCATCTGGTACACAGGCAACATCTGTTGCAACTACAGCAGCAGGACTACAGTCATTCGTGTCAGTAGAAGGCGCAGCAGCATACAAGGGTACAGGCGGAGACTTTGCTAACAAGCTAGTTGCTTCGACTGACCAATGGGCGGCAATCGCCGGCTACGCGGATACCACCGGACGAGCATTGTATTCCGCACAAGGTGCAACATACAACGCAGCAGGTAACGCAGTAGCAACATCTGTTCGCGGTAATGTTCTTGGCACTGACTTGATCGTAGATCACAACATCACAACTTCAGGCATCATCGATGACTCAGCCTTCTTGGTTGCTCCATCATCTGTCTATTGCTGGGAATCACCACAGACACAGCTTCGCGTCAATGTATTGACAACAGGCGAGATCGAAATCAACCTTTACGGATACCTAGCAATCTATCTTGCTAAGTCAGGTAAGGGCGTTCGTCGCTTCAACATGACTGCTTAATAGCAGCACACTAAGTCGCTCTGGGGAGTAGTAGCCCTCTACTCCCCAGAGTCTTTAGAAAGGAAAAGGAATGGCATTAACTACAGTCGCAGAACTCCGTAGCACTCTCGGAGTCGGTACGCTGTACCCTGACGCCACCCTTCAGGAAGTGTGTGACGCATCCGATGCAGTCCTACTCCCTATGCTATGGAAACCTCAGTGGTTCGCAGTAGCACATAGCAACATTGTAAGCGCGGGCACTCTTTACTTTGACATTCCTGTCACAGACATTTTTTATGTTGGACAGACAGTAACAATCGCTAATTCAGGCACTAAATACGCCGGATCTAAAACAATCACAGCAGTCGGAGAATACTCATTCGACATAGCAACTACTCACACAGTTGCACAGCCTAAGCACCCTATTGAGCCATACGGCACAGTCACAGGCGAGACTTACACAGACTGGACAACAGACACAGCAGTACAGAACGCAGCTTTGATGATCGCTGTTGAAATCTGGCAAGCGCGTACAGCCACCCTTTCAGGCAGTAACGCAGTCGATTTCCAGCCCTCACCTTATCGAATGAGCGCACAGCTAATCGCTAAGGTAAGAGGATTGATCGCGCATGCACTTGCACCTACATCGATGGTGGGCTAATGCCTGCAGTAGCGATAACGACACTTCGTACCACTCTAGCAACTGCGTTAGTAGATAATGCTAAGTGGCAGACTTTTGCTTTCCCACCTGCCACAGTTCTTGCTAACTCTGTGATCGTTTCTCCGGATGATCCATATTTAACACCGAATAACAATGGGCAGATCTCAGTAAGCCCTATGGCTAATTTTAAGATTATTATGACAGTGCCTCTGTTCGACAATGAAGGCAACCTTAACGGGATAGAAGATACTGTAGTTAGCGTGTTCGCTAAGTTAGCAGCCTCATCTCTGGTCTATAATGTAAGCACAATAAGTGCACCAAGTATTCTCAACGCTGCATCGGGAGACCTTTTAAGCTGCGAGATGTCCGTATCAATCCTAACGAGTTGGAGTTAAGTATGTCCGATTGGGAAAAAGAGAACGAAGCCTTTCTGATCAAGAT